GTTATGTTCAAGTTGGAGATGAAATTATTAAATATACTGGAGCAGGTGGTGGTAGTTTAACTGGAATTACTAGAGGAACTGATAAGACAAATTATTTAAAAGGACAACCTGTTTATAAGTATGAAATGGGTGGAGTTAGTTTGAGAAGAATTAACAGGACTCATTTATTGAGTGATGTTACTGATCTTGATCCTTCACCAATAACATTCGATTCATATACTCTTAAACTCGGTCAAGGTAGTTTAGGTGGCGATGCTACTGATAGAAGTAGTAGTACGGCAGGAAGTAATCCAGTACTTTACTTTAATGATACTAGATCTACTGGTGGTTATAATGTTCATGCAACACAGAATATTCCATTCCAAATTATATCTCCAAATATTCAAAATACAACTGTTCCAGGAACAAGTATAAATGCTACTTTAAGAACTGTTTCTGGTACTAGTCTTGGTGATGGTAAAGGTCAAGGTACCGATATACCATTTATGGATAAAGGATACGAAGCAGTTACTCTGAATGCATCCAATTATTTGGATTCTGCACGAAGTATTGCATCTAGAGTTAATGAGACTAATAATGCAACACTTAAGTCATTCCCAGGTGATAGATCACTTGCTATGACTGTTAATCTAAGCACAACAGATCCATTATTAACACCTGTGATTGATTTGGAAAGGATTAGTGCAATTCTAGTTTCTAATAGAGTTGATGCACCAATTTCAGATTATAAGACTGACAATAGGGTTAACAGTATGTTTGATGACCCAACAGCATGTCAGTATATTTCTAAAGAGAATACTTTAACAAATTCTGCTACTCAAATTAAACTTATAATGAATGCTCATATTAATGAATATTCTGATATTAGAGCATTTTATGCAATTAGTGATAGTGCAAACTTTGATCCAATCTTTATTCCATTCCCTGGATATCTGAATTTAAATAATAGAGGTGAGGTTATTGCAGCTGCAGAAAGTGATGGAAGACCTGATAAGTATAATCCTAAACAAGATGCTGGTAAATTCAAAGCATCTGAAATATCCTTTAGGGAATATACTTTTAGTGTAGAAGATCTACCATCATTTAAACATTATAGGATCAAGTTTGTAATGACTTCAACTAATCAAACATGGGTTCCTAAAGCATCCGAGCTTCGTGTTATTACAATGGCATAATTATGAGTTACATAAAGGTAAAGGATTTTTCAAATCTTGCTAGAGACCCAAAAAGTGGTCAGATAGTCAATACTAATGATTTTGCATATGACCAGTATATTGCTCGTCGATCTGCAAAAAAACGTGAAAAACAAAAGCAAGTAGAAGTTGAGGGTGATTTAGATACTATGAAATCTGACCTTGATAACTTGAAAGGCGAAATTGGTGAAATTAAGTCTCTACTAAAGGAATTAGTCAATGGCCACTAAAAAAATTACATTTGATCCAGAATCTGGTGTAGCATATGCTGCTAATTTTGTTCTTAATGGTGGTTCTGATTTCACAGGAACTTTTGAAGTTGTAGATACTAGTGGAACTGGGTGGAATTTTTCTACAACCAATTCAGTTGGTATTGCTACAACTACAGGATGGACAGGATCATCTCAATTAACAAAGAGTGTTGCTGTTGGATCAACTGGATATGTTTTAGCAACCTTTAATGTTGGTATTGACACTGCTTCGATTACTACCACTACTGGAGGTAAATTTACTATTTCTTTAGGATCAACTGCTACTAGAACTTTAGGTGAAGGTAGATATGTTTATGATGTTCTTGTTAGTTCTGGAGCGACTGTGTATAAGATTGTTGACGGAACAATCCTAGTTCAACCAGCCATTTCGGCCGCACTATAAATATTGATAGAGGTATTGTATAAATGTCCCAACCAGCTTCAAGATCAGAACTTATTACTTACTGCAAAAGGCAGTTAGGTGCTCCAGTATTGGAGATTAATGTTGCTGATGAACAAGTAGAAGATCTTCTTGATGATGCTGTTCAGTATTTCCAAGAGAGGCATTTCGATGGTGTATATCCAGCATTTTTAAAGTATAAGTTAACAGAGAACGATATTAAGAGAGGAAGATCCAGGGGTAATAATGATACTGATAATGTAGGAATAACAACCACTACTGCTACTGCAACTATTGATGGTGGTACTACCAGTTTTAGTTGGACAGAGACTAGTAATTATTTGCAAGTTCCACCAGAGGTTATTGGAGTAACAAAGATATTCCATTTTGATGGAACAAACTCCATGTCAAGTGGTATGTTCAGTATTAAATATCAAATGTTCCTGAATGATGTATATTATTGGGGTGCAATGGAGATGTTAACATATGCAATGACTAAGACATACCTTGAAGATATTAATTTCCTATTAACAACACAGAAACAAATAAGATTTAATCAGAGGCAAGATAGATTGTATATGGATATTGATTGGAGTAATGTTGTTGAAGGTGATTATATTATTATGGATTGTTATAGGGCAATGAATCCAAATGACTATGGAAGAGTTTGGAATGATTCATTTTTAAAGAAATACCTTACTGCTCTTATTAAAAAGCAATGGGGACAGAATTTAATGAAGTTCCAGGGAGTTAAGTTACCTGGTGGAGTAGAACTAAATGGTAGGCAAATTTATGATGATGCTGAGAAAGATCTTGAAGTTATCCGAGAAATGATGTCTAACACTTATGAACTTCCACCACTTGATATGATAGGTTAAGATCATGGCACTTAACCCGTTTTTCCAACAAGGCTCATCTGGTGAACAAAGTCTTGTTCAGTCTCTTATTAATGAACAGTTAAGGATGTATGGTGTAGATATACACTATATGCCAAGAAAGTATATTGAAGAGAAAACTATATTAAAGGAAGTAACTGCATCTAAGTTTGATGATGCATATCCAATAGAAGCATATATTGATAACTTTGATGGGTATGGAGACAACCCAACAATGTTGTCTAAGTTTGGTATTCAGGCAACTAATGAAGTTACTGTAATTATTTCGAAAGAGAGATTTGAAACTTATATTTCTCCTTTGATGAAGAATGAGGAGAATGTAAAATTATCTACTAGACCTAAAGAGGGAGATTTAATATATTTTCCATTAGGAGATCGTCTATTTGAAATCAAGTATGTAGAGCACGAGAAACCATTCTATCAACTTAAGAATACTTATGTTTATGAACTGCGTTGTGAGCTCTTCCGCTACGAGGACGAGGTTATTGATACTGGTGTTGATGAGATTGATGACACACTGGAGGCGGTTGAAGGTGCCGATGGTGAAGATGTACTCATCGGTTCTGGTGGTACACAGAAATTAACTCTTGCTGGAGTATCAGTACAGGCAACTGCTGTTACTGGAGTTATTAATGGTGGTATTCAATACATCAGTATATCCAATAGAGGCAACAGTTATACATATGCTCCAAGAGTAGCAATATCTTCTGCTCCTGCTGCTGGTGTAACTGGTATAGCAACTGCTAATCTACTTGGTGGTATTACTGTATGTTCTGGTGCTGCTGATATTAACAATAGTAAGAAGAGAGTAGTTCAGTCTATTAACTTGATAAATCCAGGTATGGGATATACAAGTAACCCAACAATTGAAGTATTTGGTGATGGTACAGGTGTTGCTGCTACATCCAAGATGGAGAATGGAACAATCGGTATTGTTACTATTACTGCTGGTGGTTCTGGTTATTCTACAAGTCCTACTATTACATTCACAGGATTATCAACAGTCTCTGCTGCTGCAACAGCTGTTATAAGTGCTGCTGGATCTATTTCTCAGATACAGATAACAAATGCTGGTGCTGGTTATACCGTATCTCCAACAATGACTATTTCTTCACCAGGAAGTTCTGGTACTGGAAATTATGTATTTAATGAGATTGTTACTGGTAGTGTGAGTGGTGCTACAGCAAGAATAAGAACACATAGTTCTGTTACAAATGAAGTAGAGATTGGTAGTATCTCAGGCACATTTAAGATTAATGAAGATCTTACAGGAGCATCTTCTGGTGCTGTACAAAGAATAAGACTAATTGATCTAACCAATTTTGATGATGGGTTTGGTGAAAATGATGAGTTTGAATTGCAAGCAGATGCTATTTTGGACTTCTCCGAAGGCAATCCGTTTGGTACTCCCTAAATAGTACGTCAGGTCTATAACTATGTTTGAATATTTTTATAACGAAATTTTTAGAAAGACTATAATTTCTTTCGGTACTCTTTTCAATGATATCTCTGTTAAGCAAGAGGGATCTGTTGTAAAGGTTCCTTTGGCCTATGGACCTACTCAGAAGTTTTTAGCAAGATTAGAGCAATCACCAAATCTAAGTCAATCAGTTGCAATATCCTTACCGAGGATGTCATTTGAGTTTACTGGACTTACATATGATCCTGCAAGGAAAGTTACTACTACTCAGCAGATTACTGTAAAGGATCCTGATAGTGGAACTGATACTAAGAAAGCATTTATGCCTGTTCCATATAATATGCAATTTGAACTTGCTATTATGTGTAAACTAAATGATGATGCATTACAGATCGTAGAGCAGATATTACCATATTTTCAACCACAATATAACCTAACAGTTCAGTTAGTAGAAGGACTTAACGAGAAGAGAGATGTTCCTATTATATTAGAAAACGTATCAATGCAGGACGACTACGAGGGAGATTATACTTCACGTAGAGTTCTTCTTTATACAATGAGATTTACTGCAAAGACATACCTATTCGGTCCTATCTCCAGCGCAAGCAAGGATATCGTCAAATCTGTTTCTGTTCGTTATCTTGCTGGTGGTTCTAAGAGTACTGAAAGGGATATCACATACTCTGTCAAACCTAGAGCAATCAAGGATTATAGTGGAGATATTCGCACAGAACTTGCAGAGGATATAGATATCGCTGCAACAGAGATCAATGTAGCAGATGGTACTGAGATTACTGTCAAGAAATATATTGAAGTTGATGGTGAGGAAATGTATGTCAGTAAGATTACTGGTAACAAACTTACCGTTAAGAGGGGTGAAGATAGCACAACTGCTGCTGCACACGTAAGAGGAACACCAGTCAAGGGTATTGATTACACCGCAAGAGAAGATAGTGATCTCATAGAAATGGGAGATGACTTTGGATTTAGTGGTACTATAACATGAAGAAAACCAACCTAGATGATGCATTTAATATGGATGCTGCAGTTGATATTGTTCCTGCAGATAATGTTGGAATAACACCAGAACAGAAACCTGATAGACTTACTAAAACTGATATTGATAAAGACTATGAGTATACTCGTGGTAATCTTTATAGTATTATAGAGAAGGGTCAGGAAGCAATTAATGGTATCCTTGAACTTGCACAAGAGAGTGAGATGCCTAGAGCATATGAGGTTGCAGGACAGTTAATTAAGAGTGTCTCTGATGCAACTGATAAGTTAATGGATCTTCAGAAGAAATTAAAAGATGTAGAAGAAGAGACTCAACAGAAAGGACCATCTACTGTTAATAATGCATTGTTCGTTGGTTCTACTGCAGAATTGCAAAA